CCCAAGTTGTAAAAAGACTATTGAGATGTTTCAGAAGTTTCAGTATAAACAGGGCACAAGTTTACCCGATAAGGATAGCGGATATGACCACACAGCAGATGCACTGGGATATTGTGTGCATTTTCTATACCCACTAAGAAGACCAGCACCAGAAGTATCTGGACCAGACGTATTCAGGCATATGTAATGGTTAAAGAGAGTAGAACTTATTCAACAAACGGTAAAGGCGATTCAGTATGCTTTATTCGCATTACGGGTGATGATTGGAGTCTAATTACAGAAGGTGTGGGTAAAGATAGAGCAGAAAGTTTTAAAAGAGCTCTAATAAGACTGGTTGAACTAACTACATATAACGTGGATAAGATTGAGCAGATTGTCAGGCATAAATAAGAATGATTACCGAAAGGTAAGGTCCTGCAAGGACTATCCGGCAACGGAGTTAACCATCAAAGGAAAAACAAATGAAAACACTTGAACAACTTCAGAGTGTTCATTATCGTTATACTGACCATGCAAGGTTAGCAGACTACCTATATAGAAGTTATATTGGTGGACAGAAGTATCGCGATGGTGAATACCTAACACGTTATTATGGTGAAGATCAGGATAGTCAACAGAACCTATATCTAAAGCGACTTAACTCAACACCACTAAACAACTATGTAAAAACTACAGTAGACATTTACCGTAGTTTCTTATTCAGAGAATTACCGTCTCGCACATTGGGCGCATTGCAACGTAATCCATTAGTAATGGACTGGTTAAAAGACGTTGATATGGAAGGCCAGGGTATCGATTCATTTATGAAAACAGCAAATGACCTAGCAATGGTTATGGGCAACGTGTTTATTGGATTGGATAAACCCGCATATAGAGTAGAGACACAAGCACAAGAAATAGCAATGGGTATTCGCCCATATGCAACATTATACACTCCGCAAAACGTAATGGATTGGCATTACCATCGTGGTGTAAATGGAAAGAAACAACTTGTTTATATTAAAGTCATTGAAATGAATACACATCATTCAATGGACATTACAGAATGGACACCCGCCGAAATCTATAGATATACAGTATCCAAAGATGACACAGGTGCAATGGATACTATTACAAATTATGAAGAATTTGCAAATCCATTGGGGTATGTTCCATTCATCAATTATTCACCTGTCCCAAGTCCTCACAAAGGTATGGGATACAGTTTAGTAGAGGATGTAGCGGACTTACAAAGATTCATTTACAACCTATACAGTGAAGCAGAACAAGCGGTGCGTATTAACGGACATCCGACACTTGTAAAAACAGCACAAACTAACGCAACAGCGGGTGCGGGTAGTGTTATTACAATGCCGGAAGATCTCGATCCAGGACTCACGCCTTTCCTATTACAACCAACTGGCTCAACTATTCAGAGTATTCTGGATACCATTGAGAAGACTATTGAAACAATTCAAAGAACTACTCATACCAGTTCGGTCCAGGCCACGAAAGGATCACCAATGAGTGGTGTTGCATTACAGACAGAACGTCAATTGCTAAACGCCAAATTGAGTGACATCGCTGACACATTGGAAGAAACAGAACATAAATTATGGAAGATCTGGTCAGACTGGGCAGGTATTACTTTACCAGCAGACTTTAGTGTTGATTATATCGATACATTCGATATCCGCGATCAACATTCAGAACTTGAACTATATCGCAAGGCGGCTGAAACAGTGCCACACGATATGTTCCAGGAATATGTCCACAAGGACATCGTAGATTTAATTGTTGAAGATCCCAGTGAAGCACAGAGGATCAAAGATAATATTAAAATGGAGCACTCAATGGGCTCTATAAATACAACGGTTAGTGAATAACCCCCATATTCAAAAAGGATACTTGACATGCAAGAAAACATGGTAGAAACTCAAGAAACAGTTACTGAATCTGTTTCTGAAGAGGTAAACACAAATCAGGATAAAGTCTTCACCCAAGAACAGGTGAATGAAATTGTTGCTAAACGTATTAGCCAAGTTAACAAGCGTTATAGCGAAGTTGACGTTGACGAATACAAAGAACTAAAAACTCTTCGCCAACAGCAAGAAGAAGAACAAATGATGAAACGTCAGGAGTTCGAAAAACTGTTAAAACAGACCAAAGCCAAGGCAGATGAAGAGGTTACTGTGCTTAGAGGTGAACTGGAAAAGATTAAGGTTGATGGTGCCCTAATCAATAGTGCCAGCAAAGCAGGCAGTGTAAACCCAGAACACATCGCACAACTGTTAAAGAAACACGTTAGACTTGACGCCAATGGTGTCGTTAACGTTGTAGATAGTGAAGGAAACATCCGTTATAATGATTCAGCAGACCCTATGAATGTTGATGAACTAACAGAAGAGTTTCTTAACACTAACACATATTACCGCGTAGCGGGGCCGTCAGGCAGTGGTTCGCAAGGCAACACAGACACAACCAGAACAGAAGTTACTGGTCTTGAATCATTAGATCTATCCCGTCCAGATCATAGAGAAATCTATAAGAAATGGAAACAAGAAGGTAAGATCTAATTATTATTGAGAGGAAAATATAATGGCTTACAATAGTTCATTTAACTTAGAGTCAATGGTAGTTCCATTGAAAGCTGCTACAGTTTATGCAGCACATGAAGCAAGTCAGTTCCTTGGTGGTGAAATTATTCCTGTAGTGAATATCCCAGCAGGTTCTGCAAGTCTACAGGTCCCACTAATGGGTTCTGTAACAGCAACTAAATTAACAAGCGAGTCACAAGACGACATTGCTAACTCAGTTGTAACAGATACAGCAGTATCTATCCCAGCGGCAATTTATGCTGCTCGCACAGTCCTACGTGACCTAGGCGGAATCGATCCTAGTGACATTGGTAGAATCCTCGGAAACGGTGTTTCTGCTAAGTTTGACGAAGACGTTGCTGCACAACTCGAAAGTGCTACAATCACTAACGAAATTGACACAGCAGGCACAGTATCACTTGACTTCATCCTTGAAGCAGTTGAAACAATCCGCACAGCCGGCGAAATGGGCCCACTATTTGGTGTTCTTTCTCCAGCAATGGCTACAAACCTACTTAAGAACATCGGCACAGCCGCTTATGCAGGTTCTAACTTCCAGGGCAACGCTCTTCAGAACGCTGACCTAGGTGTAGTTGGTGGCGTTCGCTTCATCACTTCATCTTACATGACTGCTAACCAGGGCACAATCTTTGCTGGTGACGCATTCCGTATTGGTATGTTCAAAAATATCGACATCGAGATTGGCAGACGTCCAGAAGCAGTTGGCAACACTGTTGTCGGAAATCTTCATGCTGGTGTTGGTCTAGTCGACGCAGCTCGTGCTTGCCGTCTATACGACGTAGCATAAGGCTTAATGTAGAACAGGAGAAAGACAATGGCATATGCAACAAACAGTGATTTAACAACACTATTACCAAGTATCTTCAATCACGGTGAGACGGACTTCACTGACGAACTTACAGAAGCGGAAGCAGATGTTAAGAGAGACATTGAAGTCGAATGGTTAAAACGTGGTTTTAGAAAAGGTGATGGTAATACACGCTTTGACGCCGCTTTGCTAACTGATGCACAGTGGAAGAGAGCAACAATGTATAAAGCACTCGCTGATTATATTATGCCACGTCTTTCTCCATTCCGTGATGAAGATAGTTTTCAATTACAAATGAAACACTATAAAACAAGATATGCTGAAGAAATGGCCGCAGAGTTTGGTCGTGGTATCCAGTATGACGCTGATAATGACAGTGTTGTAGAGGATAGCGAATACTTTGAGGCACATCAGGATAGGTTATATAGATGAGTAAGAGAGAAGATATCGTATCAGAAATCGTTACACAAATTGGTAATGCTACTGGTGTCCAAACGGTTACAAGAGAACCAAAAGCACTTGAAGAATTGGCAGTTCCAAGTTTCCCACACGTTCTTGTAGAGACAGCGAATGAAACTCGCAGTCACGCAAGTGTTGGTGGGACACCTCGTAGAGTCAGCGATTTAGAAGTGCTTCTAAATGTTAATGTATATGGTGCTAATAGAGATCAGTCTCGTAACACCATTATTGATGCAATAGAAACACAACTTGATTTAGACCCTACACTAAATGGAAATTGCTTTGACTGTCAAGTGTCAGAGGTAAGTATTCGTGAGATAGCAGAGAGCGCACCATATGGACAAGCGGTGATGGTGCTCACGGTAAGGTATTTTTATGAAAGAGGCACTCCATAAGAGTGTCATAATGTGACAGTAGTCACGCCATAATCCTAGGAGAAAAAACATGGCGGAACAGAAGGGAATCGACGGTGTTGTAAAACTTGATACAACTGGCGGAACACCTGCTGAAATTCTGAATGTTACTAGTTTCTCACTTGAGGAAACAGCAGAGACATTAGACGTAACATCTATGAGCTCAACTGGATCAGCACGTGAAATCCTATCTACATTTACAGCATTCAGCGGAACAATCGACGGTTATTGGGACAACAC